ATCTAGTTCAAAATCTGTACCGCCGTACTTCGTGATGACAACTTCGTCCCCAACTTTCAAACTCAAAGGAACCAAATTGCCTCCGATGATGCGCCCCTCTCCTACTGCGATTACTTTCCCTATATTGCTTTTCTTTGCCTCGCCCGGAGCGGTAAAGAGTGTTTCATCCTTCAGATAAAGCTGCCCCTCTTTGATAACTGCCGCCGACTGCCTGCGCTGCACGATGACGAAATCATTCAATGCTTCAAGAGGGAATTCCTCCATCTTGAACGCTGGTGTTTCGCATCCTGCGCCTGCTAGCGTTTCTACTGTTGCCTGTTTCATGTTTTCTCCTGATACATCATGCAGGGAGAAACAACGGGATGTGCCTCTCCCTACACAATGCCTCCTGTTTATTCATACGACTTCAAATACTGCAAAGCTCGCTCGGCCCAATTTTCAACTTCTTCAAATGGGAACAAAAACTTATTGCATCTCCCGCAAAGTAGTCCACGAGCCTTACCGCTTTTGTGTCCATGGTCGATTGCCAGTCTCCGAACCCTTCCGTACTTGAAATCAACGGACTTTTCGGGCTGAAGGCAAATCGCACAGACTCCATTTTGCTCTGCGAGCTTTGCATCATACCACTCTCGATTAACTCCATACTTCTTGAGTTCCCGTTCAAATTCATAATTCCTGAAGTATTCGATGTTCTCGTTGCGGTTTTTCTTTGCCCAAGCAGCGCGGTACGCATTCTGACGTTTTTTGTTTTTAGCGTACCACGCTGTTGTGTGGGCAAGTATTTTCTTCTTGAACTCTGGGTCGTTTTTGTACTTCTCTCTTCGATATGCATTGTAAGCATCGCGGTCTTTAAGTGGCATAGCATCTCCTAGCGGACAGCCTGATTGTAGCCAGCCGCTAGGGATACTATATCATCATATTACAGGTTCGGCCGCGTTTTGTACATACACTCCAGCACGCATATTAGAATTGAAAAGATTCAAAGATGCGTGATGATAGAAGATGTTGCTGGTAAGCCAGCCATTTCCTGACGGGTCGGGCACCGGCATCGTGGTTACGCCGTTGCCAAAATCGTACAGTGACGGTTCAATCAACTCTGTCAGCCCCCAAGTCGAGAGGCACAGTCCGTCAACTCTTCCGGGTGAAGCGTTGTAGCCGATAAGCAGTTCACGGCCCCCGAAAGTTTGCGGCATGTACTTCTTAACCATGTCAAGCTGCTCATCGCCCTTAATCTCCTGAGCATTGGCGATGACCACGTTCTGGTACAGGTTGTTGATTTGGATTTGCTGGCCCGGCCCTGTGTACCAAATCATGGACTCTGCTTCCTCGGTGTCCGGCCCTAATGCGCGGTCAACTAACACCTGCGCACGGAACGGAACGACGGGAGTCAAAGCGCCGCCTGCCAAGTTAATCGTGGGAGTGGACAAGCGGCCAGGGAAGTTAGCGCGTGTGATACCGAGCACTGTCCCTGAGTTTCCGTTGACCTGGTAAGTCTGAATTCCCGCGATGCTTGAATTGGTGGCTCCGGTGGTTCCTGCAATCATCAGGAAGTCGCCGGTAGTTGTGCCGGTAGGCAGTGCTTGCGAGCTGTAGATGGCATTCGCCACGCCGTCCACATAGCTGATAGTGAACGAGCCGCGGTTTGTGCCGCCTACCGCCGAGAATACTTGCACAACCTGCTGGTCGGTGAACTGATTCGCATTGTTCATGCCCGTAATCGAGCTGTATTGCACGCCCGTTCCGGTTGAGTTGTTTACCGTGGCAGTCGTGGGAATCTGGTCGAGCGTTCCCGAACCGTCGCGGTTGAACAATGTTTCCAGTCCGTGAATGAATACTTCAAGAGCGTTCTTTAGCTCCTGAGAGCGGACTGTGGTAATTGCACGCTTGCCACCGTCAGTTGCACGGCGTGCAAGGTAGGTAATTTCGCAGCCGCCCACCACGAATACAGGCTGAATGTCGCCCGATACCCACTGCGAGCCGGTTCCGCGCCCTAGTGAGTCACCGTCACCTGTATTCTGTTGGATGGGAGAGCCGGACTGAATGCGCATCGGAACGCGGAAGGCAGGTCGTTGCGCCACGCCTGTCGTCGCTCCGATATTGCCGGGTGCTGCTGTGATGTAGGCAGTCGGATAAGTCTTAACCGCCCCTTTGATTTTGTTGTACAGCGTCTTGAACTTCCCGATGAGGTCGGGAATCTGCTTCATGTATGCTTCTAGCTCGATTCCCTCTACCGCTGCTTCTGCAACTGGTGAGGCCATGTGGTGCTCTCATACTCGTTCTCATTCGCCGGAATCCTCCTGTAGATTCAGGGCAATGGCTCAGGCGGTTTCCAGCCGCCCGCTCTACTTCTCCTGTTTCAGCGCGTCTCTAATGATTCGCGCTTTTGAAGACACTTCCGCTTGCGCTTTTTGGTATCGCAGGCGTGGACCTGCGTCGCGGTTGTGTCGGAAAATCATTTTACGGCGTTCCAGTCCCATTTCACTTCCTTGCCATTTCGCAAGGTGGCTTCTCCGCGCATGAAGCGGGCGCGAGACTTGTCTTTATCCCAGTTGATGTCCTCGCTACGGGGCTTGGCGCCTAGCATGGCGGGATTAGCGTTGCCATTCCCATTTCCTAGATTGTCCGTTGCATTCGGCGCACGCCGCCAGCCTAGCCCTGCTGTAACCGACTTGAATACCTTCGGCGCAAGTTCCTCAAGACGCGGACGGTACAGATTCATCAGCGCCTTCTCGTCCTTGCGCTTCAGCACGATGTCGCGCTTAGACTTGAACGCTTCATCCTTCGCAACTTCCTCGGCCAAGTCGGTGTAGAAGTTCTTCTCAATGCGCTGTTTCTGCTCGGTGGTCAGATTCTTGCCTTTGAAGAACTCCCCCATCATTTTCTTAAAGGAAGGGATGACAAGTTCCGAGTTCAGCTTCGTATTGAAACCCGTACGGAAGTTGGCTTCCTCTTGCTGCTTGATAGTCTGCTCGCGGGTGTCGAGTTCCTTCTGCCGCGGGTCAACGTCCTGCTGTCCAGCAGGTTTTGCTCCCATCTGCTGGAACTTCTTAAACCATGCTGATAGATTGCTTGCTTGGTCGTGTGCGCGTTCCTGCTTGCCGTTGGCGATGTCCTCAACGAGTGCGCCGATAGCAGCGGCCATCGTGTTCACGCCATCAGGGAATCCGTTCTGCCTGAGAACGTCAGAGAATCCCGACATCGAAATAGCGGCGTAGCGTTCCGGGTTAACATTGCGCAGCTTACTGAAGGAATACTCTGTAAGTTTCGCTGCGCCTTCCGGTGAGCTTGCGAAGATATTATCTACGACCTTCGGATTGCCTTCCGATACCATCGCCAGTTCGTCGGCATATTCCTGCGCCTCAGTGCGGAGAGTGGTAATGCCCTCTTCACCGCCGAGCGTGTCGAATGTTTCTTTTAATGCGCGGGCCTCTTGCACTCCACCGGGAAACATGCTGCGGATAGAACCTTCCAAGTGGTACTGCCCGCGGATATGCTCGGCCAGCTTAGGGTCTATCTCTCGCAGCTTCTGGAATGCTGACTTGAGCGCAGCCTGCGAAGGCTTTCCGTCTTTTTCAAAGGAAGGCTGCGGTTGTTGCGCTCCGTCAGTTTGTTGCTGCTGTTCCGGTTGGTCAACCTGCTCGACTGCGCCAGAATCAACTTCGGGTGTATCGACTACCGGGGCTTCTACGGCCCCAACATCCATGAGTGCTGCATCACCTGCTGCCATTTATCTTCTCCTGAAAAGCTAGTACAGCGTCAGAAAACTTCTTCCTTAAAGCTTCCGGGGATCCAGACATTGAAAACTCTAGACCATAAAACCAATATTTTTCCCCTTGTCCTTTTTTAATTTCTTTTAAGTAGGAAACATATTGGTCAGGGGTTGGCCTACCGTCTTGTCCGTACAACGGTAATGCATAAACCTGATGTCCTTGCGGGCTTAAATCCTGCATTTCTATATTTTCGGGAAGTGCATGTCTGATAAGTTCAAGCTCGATGCTAAGTTCGATTGGCTTCATTGTACTTTCTCCGACTGTTGCGGTACGACCGGAATAGGCACTTGCGGATGCTTCTCCGCAGCCTGCTGCACGTCCTGAGCTTCAAAGTCCTCTGGGCCTTCTACTATTCCTGCTTTCGCTGCCGCTTGCGCTGCGCCCTTCGGTGGCAAATCCTTGAGGTTGATGCTCACGCTCGGCGGCTTCTGTTGCTGAGGCTGGTTCTTCTGTCGCAATGCTTCGTGCTCGTTGTAATGCAGCACAAGATTCTGGAATCCCATCTGCTCTTCCTGCGTCCCGTTCTGCATCGCCCGGCCTTCCGGGGAACGCATCTTTCCCAAGCAGGTCATCGACTCAATGTCATGGTCATCCCAGGGATTTACAGGAACGCTCGATGTATCGGGCGGAATCTGCGCAATAGCCTGTTGCATCTGCTGTGCTACCTGCTGGCCTTCCGGTGTCGGCGGGGGCGGCCCCATCTCCGCTACCTTCTGCATCGCTTCATCGAGTTTAGGATTAGGGAGAGGCTGGCCCTTGAGAAGTATCTCTATCTCGCCTAGTTGTTTGTCGCGGGAAGCCAGTTGCGGAATAATCAGAGAACTAACTCCTATCGTGTTCTTGACCAGTTCCAGGTTCCCTGGGTCATCTACAATCTGCAAGAACATAGGATTGGTAATAGCTAATTGGATTGCGGCTTCAATCTTCTGGGCGGTTTGTGCGGAGGTTAGCGGGAAGTTCTCATCCGTCTCAGGGAAACAATACACGTTGCCCTTGAGGTCGGCAGTTTCGACGCGCACGGCATCCTTGCCTACTGTCTTGATTACGTCCTGCCCAGACTTTGAAAGACACATCACCGCTTGCCGCATTACGCTAGAGAGTCCTTCTTTGATACGTCCCCAGACTGGCCCGAGTCTACCCAAAGCCTGGTCGCGCTGGATTTCGATTCCTCCCATTGTGTCATTGCTTCCGGTGTCGCCCCCGAATAGAGCAGGGAAACATCCGGTGAGTAATTGAGCAAGGTCTCCAGATAACCATTGGATGATGGCGACAAGCTGTTCTGGGAAGGGGAGAGTCTCTTCGACGAAGATTGCTTCTCTGACTCCGTTCGGGAATTTACCGGGGTCTTGCACATAGAAGTCAAATCCTCCCGGCACTCTAGTCTGCGCCTTGATGCCTTCTTTACTGAACGCCTCTGCTGGGAACCAGGTCATCGGAACGCCGCGCACCAGATAATCATTCGCAAGGTCTAGCAGATTGTTCAGCACCTTCTGAATCGGTAGCAGCCACTTGAGCAAGCTAGCCCGGTGCATTCCATCGCCCGACCTTGCGTGTATCAGCGTCAAGTGGTCATCCATAGAGATATTACGCGCTTCGCAGAACGTCTCGCCCATGTAGACCACACGGCAGCCGTTCGGGAACATCTTGAGCAGGTCGTCACGCATAGGTTCGGTGATGTCAGGGTCGTAGAATATCGAAGGCCGGAACCAGGTTACTTGTCTCGTAACGTCGTAAGCCACGGAGTCTGAAGTCTGGAAGTTGTTCTCAACGCCTAACTTAACATTGACCCGCGCGAGCCGCGCGATATTATCCCCGCCCGGCCCGGCGCTTGATGTGGAGATTTGGCTAGCCTTATCGGGGAACTCCGCTTTAGCAATCGAGATAGGAACTTCTTTGCTTATCTGGGCGTAATCGCAGTCGCCCAGACAGTTCGCCTTCATGGGGAGTTTGGATTCTAGCGAGCCATGCGCTACGACGGTTTCACGGCCCCGCGGCGTTCTGGCACTCGGAACGGTCGCGTCCTCGCTGCTAGGCATTCCTTGCATGGCTTCGCCTTGCTGCATCCCGTCCGTTTCCGGTGTAGCCTGATTATCAGAGATTGGATTCTCTTGTCCTGCTCCACCCTCGGCTCCCATTCCCGGTTGAACACTTCCACCAGCTTCTCCCCCAATTCCTTCATCCTCTGGGACGACTCCTGTGCTGTCTGTTTCGTACCCGTATTTTTGGGCGTCTTTGACATAGTTCGTCTCCAGTACTGTGCGGCCATCGGTGCAAAGCAGCCTGTCTATGTCCTGAAGCAACGACCGACCGCCGATGTTAATTTCTACCGAGTCCTGCAAGTCAGAAGCTGCTTCTGCCGCGGTGATGTCTATATCGTTCTGCTCGTCGTTTGGCTCAAAGCGTGTCGGTGGGAATTGCCTCGATAACGCCGAGACAATCATTTCCTTGTACGAAGAGAATATATTGGCGTTGAACATCGCCCGGCTGCCTGCATCGTTCGGATGGTAGCCTGAGCCTAGCGCGGGAAGCGTCCAGCCCTGTGTCTTTGAGTAGAGCAGGTTCTGAAAGCCTCTATCAAATAGCCGCATCTCCCACGCGCTGATTATCTCCTCGCGCCATGCTGGTAAGTCCTTCTGGCCGACCTTTTGCACCTGCGCTTTGATAATCGCAATCTGCGTGTCAACCAGCTTTACGGGCTGCTCCTCGAATACTTCATAAGGCGCAGCGATACCCGGCGCTAATTGCTGCTTGTCGGTATGTTGGCTAGTATCCACTCTTGGCCCGTTTCTTGGCTTTGTCTATGACGCTGTTAGCTTCGCGGACTGCCAACCCTTCATCGCCAGTGCGAGACAGGGCAGAGTCAGCAACGTGCGCCCACTGTCGTTTCTTCTTGGGCGTGTCGGCTTTGTGAGTCTTGGCGCTGGCGTCACCGGGTAGCCAAGGCACGTTGTATATCCTCTAGCGTGTCGAAGGCCCACTGGATACAACTCCAGCATGGGTCATCGGCGCAACATTTTCCGCCATTGTCGCCGCGGCATTCCATCGGGTTGTGTTCGGGGGCACCTTGCAAGATGCCATCTTCACGTTTCACTTCGGAGGAGTCCACTACGCTCTTACCCCCTGTCTCAAGCGTCCCTCTCGTTGCAAGGTTAGACAGCCTGAAAGCCCTTGTGCTCCGACATCCCGCCAATATCTCCACCGCCTTGCTCCTCTTGCTGTTGAGGCATCGCGGTATCGACGTGGTGATGAGCCGAATGTGCGTCGTGGTGCTTGGCCTTGTGCACGTGACCATCCCGATGCTTCGAGTGAATCTCCATCTCATCGGCTGGCCCGTGAGCGCCAACCACTTCCTCGATAGGCTGCTCCATATTGCCCTGTCCAGGCTGTTCCTCGCCTTGCGGCATGGCTTTAGCTTGGGGCATCGGACTACCACCAGAGCGGTCGGCGGAGCGGCCTATCTCGTGGTTCTCGTATCTCTTGCCACTCTTGGCCTGATACGCCATTAGAGCACCTTGCGTCGTTCTACGCCGTTTGGACCAACGCCAGCCGCTCTGCGCCGTTCCGGTCCGCTGTACACAGCTTGGGAATGCAGCCCTGCTGGAACTGGAGGTGCGGCAGCCTTTGCCACTCGACGCTCTTTGCCTGTCGGTGAGACACCAACCTTCATGCGCCGCTCCAATCCTGACCACTTCGCTTCTACCGCGGGCTTAGGTGGCAAACGCCGTTCCTTCCCTGAATATGCAGCCTTGCTGACTCGCCTTTCAATCTCAACGTGTGACATGCGATTCTCCTTTGTGCTATATTATCCACGACATTCTTCGATGCTTTATCGCTGAGAAGAGTGGGAACTGGGGTAGCTTGGCACGCATCCAGTATAAACAACACGTGCTCCACTTCCTTAGCCGCCTGCTGGTACTGATACTGCGTAGAAGCCCCAATTTCCGCTGATGATGTTGTAGGTAAGCAACTGGCTCGTGCTGTTGCCTGCCGTCGAGTTCACGGTCGTACCGTTCGGCACGTTCGTGTAAGACAGCGTGCGCGAGCCTGTGCCGTCCTGCTGGATAATCAGGTTCAGCAACTGTCCGTCATAGCCCCCGATAATCTGTAGCGAGCTATTCGAGGTCAGCACGATGCGTTCCGTGTTCACCCCTGATACGTTTGCAATTATCGCTGCCATAGCTAGTTCTCCTTTTCCTGTTGAGTTTCACGTTCGGTTAGTTCTTGCTGCAACTGCGCAAGGCTGGGCCTGGAAGGTCGAAAAGTCTGTGCGTCTGGCTCAGGTCTAGACGGAGTACTCAGAAGTCCTGGCCTCATCATCATTAGCTCTAGCCGCTCTGCCCGTCCCTTGAAGTAATCCCGCTGCTGCTCAAGGTCTGCAATGCGTTCTTCGCGCAGGCGTGTTGCCGTAGAGCGGAACAGGATGCGTAGGAAGTCTCTAAGGTTCTGTACCGTCACTGATTCACCGCCCATCTTGGCTTAGAGTTCATCTTCACAGGGCCATCAGCTTGTTGCTCCATTAAATGGCGATACGCGAAGAACACCTTGCTTGTCGGGTCAGCAATCGCTGCCAGCTTCTCCTGGTACACAATCTCGGCAGGGATATTACGCGGCTGCAAATAGCTCTTCAGTGCGTACCGCGTCTCGTCGCAGATGTCATCGGCAATAGACTCCGACTTCTTCACGTCCTCAAGGTGCTCAGGGTCGCGCATCACCGCGGGAATAGCGTTAATCGTATAAGGGCAGGTATCGAACACCATGAAGTCGTCCATCTCGATTAGCTGGTACATCAGGTTCCAGCCTCCTACTCGGTCGTTATCCGCAGCAGCGCAGAAGGGTAAACCATGCTTCTGTAGGGCTTCTGACATCTGAATGGCTACTGTGCGGAAGTTATCCTTGCGAGCGAAAGCGTCTGGGCTCAGGTAGATAGAGCTAATCACTTCGCCTTCCGTCATCGTGGCTATCATCTCGGCAAGCTGCTCTGCTGTCTTTTCCTTGGTGACAAGCTCACGATATTTGAGATTGACCTTGCGAACCTCTTTGCCCATCGTAACATTGCCTGTCGTGTACCAGCCGATAGAGCTGTGATGCGCGAAGCCCCAGTCAATTCCAATCCATTTGGGCCACCATACGGGGATTCTGAACGGGTTATTTCGAGTGTCCCACACATGACGCAGAGGATGAAAGTTAGAAAAGAACTGTCCTTCAAATTTATCCCACCTTCCCTCAAGTCTCTGGGCTCGCAACGCGGGCGACATCTGCTGGAGGTTCTTGAGGTACTCAGCATCGTTTGCAAAGATAGGGTTGTCCCACACGGAAGCCGGAATGAACTCATAGTCCCCTGGGTCATACTGGTACGCTTCCATGCCCATGAATGGCTTGCGGTCTATCCACAGGGCTTTTACCCATTCGGAGTTTTCACCGCCAGGATTGGTTGCTCCTGCCATACATGGACGTGCGCCGGGGACAGGGCAGCGGTTCCTGAGGCGAAGATGTTCCCAGATGCGAAAAGGAAATTGTGTAAGCTCATCAAATCCAATGAATACGTACTCGGCTCCATCGTAATTGTAGACATGTGAAAAACGTTCACAATACCCAAAACGTAATACACTGCCATTAGGAAAGCGGTGTAATCTTGCCGTCTGATTGAACGACTTACGACCTCCAAATGTTCCCCTCCATGCTGCAGTGTCAGGTATCTTGCCCAGTACGTGCTTCTGGAAATGGTCGATTAGCGTGCTGTCTAATTCTGGACATGTGCGCCTCAGCAAGAGCGCGTTCGAGCCAGGATATTGCAAACAGTGGAGTATCGCTTCCCATAGTAAGGCCAATGATTTCCCAGGTCCCTGCGCTCCACCAAATAAACGGAAACGTGCCGGGCTGCTGTGGAAGACTGCTTGCTTCGGCCACGGCTGGTAAACGCTGCTTACTCGTATTTCCTCCGTGCTTACTTCAACTGGCATCGTGAACTATGCAAGGCAGTGGTCGATGGCATGTCTCAGTCGTTGCCTCTATTGTCCTATCCCAATACGGCGGGACCGCAACTTGGCAACCATTAGGATAAGCGGTCTTTTCCGCCTTCTCGACATAATGCTTTGCGCTGGCGAGCTGCGACTCAAGATTCTTATTCCGCAGGTATAGCAGACCAATCTCCGCGAGTATTGCTGCATCAACCGGCGTTGTCATCTTGCGCTTTGAGAGATACCGTCTGCCCCAGTACTGTTGGGCGCGGTACGTCGAGTCGGATGGTAATAGAGACATTGCCTGACCCTTCACCGTCTCCTGAGTCTGCTTTACCTTCTACGCGATTGATTACCTGCTCGAAGTGAGGAACACTACCTATCTCGGCAGCCAATACGAACTTCTGAGCTATGCGCTTACAAACCTCAGGAGTTAACTCAGCTTCCAGTGCTTCAGTGAGAGGCTTCTTCTTGGGGCGTCCTGAAGGATTGCCAGATTGTCCGGGCTTATAGGGAATGAGGTTGCGTAGGCTATTTTCATTGATACCAGAGAGATTTGTCTGTGTTTCGCTCATACGCTCTGCATCACCGTGGGGCCGTAAAGCCCGCTTATGCGCGGTGCCCAAGTCAACCTATCTGCATGTCTTAAAGTCTTGCGAAATACCCCGTTCGATTCTCGTAATTCACCTCTTGCTATCATCTCTTTCACACGTCCAGGAGAATAATGCGAGTGCGGAGGTAAGGAAGAGCATTGCGAAGGCCCAATATGTCCAGATGACCCGTAAGCTAAGATGCATAGGCGTGCGTTAGCTTTCAATCGATTGGGTGCACCAGAACGCCTGGTGAGCCGCGTGTTGCTCTCTAGTCGCGGCTATCTTGATACAGTCTTTACCTGATTGTCAAGCGCGTTCTTCTTCCAAAGTAAAAGAATCTCACGAGCCTCTCCCACCAGGATAGCTTGCGTCGGGAAACGAAACACAGTCCATCCCAGCGCAGTTGCATTATTGTATTTAACGCAATCTGCAACGAAACCACTTCCTCGGGTATGCCTTCCCATTGTCCAGACTGCTCCTTCAATTTCGCAAGCGAGATGCACCTTTCTGATTGCAAAGTCGAATGTCCATTTTCTGATGGCATGAAAGCGCACCTCCCTCTCTACGCATCCGAGATGTAAGGCTCTAAGGTCAGCACTAAGTATAATATCCACTTCTCGCGGGCCGTCTCTAGTAGCGCCTTCGTACTCTTTAATCTTGGCAGGGTCGAATCTCACCGCTCGCCCGCCTGCTGTGTCCCGGTGCGCCGCGATTTACGCATCTCCATACTCTTCACGTCCCTGCGATAATCCAGGTAGGCGAAGAATGCGAGAAGTAGAAAAGGTACGATTAAAATTATCACTTGTGCCCTCCCTGCTCCGCGCCAGATAAGGCAGCCTCCAGCGCAGCGATTCGCTTACATTGTTCACATCCCTTTCCAGCCCAAGAACCGTTGTGGTAATCCGCCCACCACTTTGCTTCTTCTAATCGCGCCTTTGCCACTGTATGGGATGACGCTGCGTGGCTCGATTCTTCTGCTACTTTGCATACGCGCAGCACCTTCTCTCGCAGGCTGTAACTGACGAAAGAGTGACCTCGCAATTCGTGAATATCGGCTTCCAGAGTCCCCTTTGATGGAAACTGTGGCGGCTCGCTGGTTGGAGGCTCTGTAATTTCCTTCAATGGCTCATCGAAGTTATGCCCGCAATGTTCACAGTGCCAGTCCTCTGGCAAGGTACCGCGAGTCTGCCTAACTATCCATGCACTCTTACAGCTTGGACAACGCGGAAGATTTTGTAGTGTGCTCATTTTCCCTTTTCCCCTTTCTGCCCCGCTCCAATCAGGGCGAGAATAACTAACGCTAGGCCGCACGATAAAACTAGCCCCACAAAAACTCCGATAAGAAATGCACCCAAGTTCATGTATTTCTCCCAAGTTCAACAAGTTGCTTGCGAAGAGCATCAATCGTATCTAAAAGGTCTTCCCTGAGCCTGCGAGTCCAGTACATTTTGAACAGATTATCTTCACGCAGGTCATCCGTTTCTTCTTTCGACAGCACGCTCACTTGCGCTCCCCTTTCTGCCCCGCAAAAATCAACTGCTTTGCGCTTGACTGCAACGTCCAAATCGCGCAAGTGCAAAATCTAACCATTAATCACGCCTTGTGCCCATCGAGCCAGTGATTTCAACCCATCTTCCGTTAGCCCATCTAGGCAAATGTGCCAGCAGTCATCGCAGCTGTCCCATTCCTTCACTGCCACGCCACCGCTCCAAAGCGTGATGTGCTGGAGTTTTTGGCTCTGTGAGACTAGTTTCGGAGCCACGAGCAGTGCTGCTAGTTGCTGAAAGAATTTACGTCTCATGGGATTTCCTCGTTTTCATCTAATACATACCAATCGTGGAATTCTTTCTTTGAGTAAACGCGTCCGCTGCCGTACCATTCTCGAATCGCACACCTAAAATGTTCCGTTGCAGCTTCTATCGTCTCTCGGTCTGGTGAGCGGTCCTTGATTTCAACAGTTATCTCATCGGTTAATCCGCGAATCCCTGCGCCCAATTCGTCCGGCACAACCACATAATATTCCAGCTTCACTTGCGCTCCCCTTTCTGCCCCGCCTGTGCGGCCAGCCATTTCGACTCGTAATATTCCCACTTGTTACGTTCGTACCACTCCGGCCAGCACGCCCACAAAAAACCTTTCATCAAGGCGTCTGCAACTTTGCGATGAGTCGCCTTATTCAGAATCCGAGATAAGCAATCCAGTTCTCTCATCGTAGGTCGGTCGCTCATTTTATTTGGGAATCCACCCAATGCAGTACGCGTTTAATTTCCATTGTCAAATCTTTCTCCTCGCTAGGGAGCGCACCACCTACGAGTTCCCTTCTAAATTCGCATAGCGCGGACTTCCGTACGTCAATTTCATCCGCTCCCGTTGGCTCCGGCGTGGGCGCTGCACTGGCTGCCACTTCGTCTAGGGCATTCGCTATCATCTGAATCATGCGGTCGCGTTGCTCTAGTGGGGAGCCATCGTAATCCGCAATCCAATGCCTGAACATCCCTGAAGCTATATCTATATGCCGCTGCCTCGCGGCCTTCCGCACCTCACCTGTCTGCGTGGCGGGTGGGGCCGTCGCAGATACTAGCAGTCCTCGCAGTTTTTCTTCTACGAAGTGAAACGAGCAGTTCGTCTCGTCTAGGTCTTCTGGGTCCATGCATCCACTGTCGCGGCCCATTAGCACTTCGGTCAAATCTTGTGTGATCTCATTGAGAAATTCCTCGCTAAGCGATTCGTGTTCAACTTCTGTCACAACTCCAGAGCGAGACGCCATCAACTCTGGAACAACCTTGGAAAAGTGGTTAACGATTTCTTCTGCTATTCCGCTGGCCATTATAGATGCAGACCAAGGCACTCCGTCGATGCCACATTGTTCCGTGGGCGTGGCGGGTGCGAGGGAGCGTTCGGACAGCAGAAATTCGATATGCTGCACCAAAGTCTCAAACTC